TCCTGGTCATCGATCCCTGAATCTGGACCCAGCAATAGCGGCTGGCCGGGACGACTTCGTAAACCACTGCATCCCGCAGTTCTTTCCGCTCCTCGAATTGCTTCTTTACTTTGTTCCGAAGTAGCCGGCCGCCATAAAGGTGCATGTTAGTTCACTACCCATCCTTCAATGTCGTCTAAAAAATACCCGTTGCCTCCGTCCGTTTCTGGCTTCTTGAAGCGGCGCTTGATATTGGCTATGTAAAGGTCGATATATTGATTGCTGTAAGGGTGGACAATCCGAATCGTGTCGCCGTCCTCGTCCTGCAGATGGACGATTTTTGTAATCCGCACCCTTTTCCGCTGCATTTGGCAGATCATTCCTTCAAAGACAGCGACAGCAGCGCAATCTGCAACCGAGTAACAAAGGGCGTCCTGGATTGTTTGCTCGATAATGGCGCCGATTTCCGCCTGGGCGGCCTCGTCGTCCCATGTTGCTTGGATGCTCCGGCGAACGTAGCCGACTGGCTGGGCGTGGATCTTGTATTGGAAATTGCCCGTGGATCCGAGAACCATAATGCACATCAGCAATCCAACTTTTTCTATAATGCGGCCCAGGGGCACCGTCATGCCTCCGCCCCAGCCAATCACGATGTCTCCCACGCCCGTGCCCGCGACGTAGATCGCGATTGAGGCGGCCAATAAGGGGATCAGGTTCGGGGCTGAAACGGTGATGGTGCAGTATTTATTCTCGTTCCCCGTTTCCGTCCCTGCCGCCAGGCTTTCCGAAATCTCCCCGGCTAATTTAAAGGCGATCGATGTCGCGGTTTCCACAACCTCCATCCTGGGGTATACGCATTGACGGCTATGGTCGTCTGAGTACCAGATGTCGAAGTTCTTTCTGAATCCCCACCATCCGACTGTCCCGTTCAGGATCCCTACCGGCTCTTCAGTAAAGAGGATCTGGGTATAATCGAGTTCCTGACCCTGGACGGTGACGCGGTTTGTGAAATCGCTGTATTTATCGTCCGGCGAATATCTGATGATTTTGGTCGAGTCGGGGTAGGTATGGTCGATGCTTCCCGCGTTGGTGATTTGCCTGGCGCTGGCCAGATTGTCCACGTCCATGCGGAAGTAATATCCAAATCGATTACAGATCTGGTTGATGATTTCGTCGATCGTCGTGTCCAGCCACTGCTGTTCCAAGACGGTGCCGCCCGTAAATACGGGCATGCTGATTTCTGCCTCCTCGAGGTCGGCATGGTCCATCAGAACCTGCTCGTTGATGTAATCCGGCAGCCCGTTATAGAGTTCAGTGGCGTAAATGTGTTTATGCGCCCAGACGCAGCGCTGGTCTTCCGCTTCAACCCGCATGGTCGGGTATGTGCCCCGCTCCAAATCCAGGGTACTGCCGGTAATGAAGAAGGTCCCGGCGTTCTGCCAATAATCGACTCCGCTGACCTTTTCGCCCCATCGCACGGTTAGCTTGCGGCCTTTCTTGAGATAAAGGTTAAACGTGGAGCTCAGGTTGTACGGGTCGAAAAGGTGCCCGTGCGTGGCCGTGAAGTTCAACTTTGCGGTGCTTCCGTCGATACTCCGCTCCAGGGAGATTTCGTCGACCAGATATAGTCCCAGGTCGAGGCTCGATCCGTCCTTATCCCACTTGATGAACTTGTCGCCACCCCATCCTTCGTTGCTCCAGAAGGTGAACATGGAGGTCGGCGTGTCGGGATCCGGAACGGCGACGGCGTCATAATCCAAATATCCCTGGACGAGTTCATCCAGGGCCGTCCAATCCCAGCTGGCCCCATTCCAGGTGCCTATTGAATAGTTGGCCTGCTTGATGAACCCGTAAATCGAAAACATCACGATCCCGGTCCAGGCGCTCTGGTACTGAGTACCCGTGTAAATAAATTCGGTTGAGGAATCGTAATAAATAGGCCGGAAATAGTTCGTCGCATCAGGGGTCATTCCCGGCACGGTGTCATTGCTAAAAAGGTCCCAAGTTTCGCTCATGATGGTAAAAAGCGCGATCCCGTATCCGTAGCAGGAGCACAGAAGTTTCCCCGCCGGTCCGGCAATGACGTCATAAATTGTGTATTCGTCCAGGGTGGCGTAGCTCGGCCGATGGTAAACACAGACCCCCGTTTCCAGTGTCAATTCGCAAAGCCCACGCTGGGCGTCCTGGCCGTGACCCGATTCATACTGAAATCCGCCCCATATTTTCCCGGCGACATAATGAAATTTTGTTCTTATGCCGTTGTAAGGAAAAGTCGGGTAATCTTCGAACCGGAAATCATAAAGTTGCGTGCCGTCCGAAATCTGAAAGACGCTCATCCTGCATGACTCGTCGCTGTAAACTTTCGTGCCACTCACGATGATCATATCTTCATCCGGAACGACCAGCATGCCGCCGTCATATTGAGGTCGGATGCCTTGGGTTTCCGTGAACTCCCAGCTGCTCCAATCCAGCACGGTATTCCATGTATAATATGGCGGGACGCCTGTTCCCGTGTCTGAAAGCTCGATGTAGCCAACGAGGAAGTGATGGGTAAATCCGCCCATGTTTAACCATCCGATGTAAATTCTATCGTTCGCCACGTCGATTTGAACGCCGAAGATTTCATAATTTGTGGGGTTGCTCTGGATGGCGGATGGAAGTGCGACGTTTTGGACGTAGCTGAAGGAGCCTGTGAAACTGTCAAACCAATATTCCTTGATCGTGTCCGCTTCTCCGTCCAGGATGCTGATTCCGCCGAATTGGTATTTTCCCCCGGTATAGTGCCTTTGGCACGCGATGGGTACTAAGTGCCCATCCCCGATGCACAGATTTGGAAATTTGCTGCTGATTGATGAACTAACGAATATGGGATGAATTGCGGCCGGAGTTGTGGCGCTGTCCCAATAATCGTCGACGGTCCACGTGTCCACATCGATCTTGACGATGCAATATAAGTAATTGAAATAGGTACTGACGCATGTGACGTATAACTTGCGGTTGACGCTGTCGAAATGGATATCCGAGGCGCAGTCCCCGGTCGGCCAGCCAGACGTTGAGTCGTCCATCTGCAGAACGCTTTGCTGCTTGGTAATGATCATATAAATCTGGCCCGCGGCCTTCTGGAGTCCGACGGGGTGTGTGCCCACTTGCGAGTAGGCTGTGAAGTTCGTCAGTTTCGTGGCGCTGGCCCAGGTCGTCCCGTTGTCGTCGCTGGTCGAGTAATAGATGTTTGTGAGCTCCTCGCCGTTGGGGCCGATGGATTCGCGCGCGGAAAATGAAAGCCAGAGCTGGCCGGTCGAAATCTTCATCAGAGACGGATCCGCGAGCTTCCAGGTTGATGTCAATCCGCCGACGCTCAGGGCGCCTTCCGCCGACCAGGTCACAAAATCCGATGATGTCCTGGCATAAACGTAATAATCCGAGCCGGAAATTTTGGGGTACACCAGGTAGTAGTCATTCGTGCCCTTGGTCAAGACCCAGGGCATCCCGGTATAGGTGTCGTGGCTCCAGTTGGCGATTTCGGCATTGGAGACGGCGGCTCCCTCGATCGTGTAAATCCGGTGAGTCAGTCGATATCTATGGCTAGCCTTGTCGTCGACCAACAAAATCATGCCGATGTCGCCGTTCGTCTTTTCGCAGATCGAGACATGCTTGATTTCGTTCAGGGAGTAGGTGTAAAGGGCCAGGGTCGTCGTCGTGAATTCGGTGCGAGCGGTATCCGTGGTGACTAATTTGATTCCGCTGACCGTTCCCGAATAGTAAATATAGGCCAGCACGAGCCGACCGGATGAATGGGCGATGGGGAGGGACGGCGAATATTCTAAAAATGTTTCCGAGGTCAGCCTGGTCCCGTCGAAGGGGATGTCCGGCGTGATCTGCGAGGAGATGATTTCGACGAGTGGCCGGCGGGATCGGCTATCCTGGGCGGCGGCGAGGGTTGCGTCAAGGGTTAGTGCCATATGCTCTATACCTCGCTTAAGATAAGCAGGCGCATCCGAACGTCCCGGCGCTCATAATCGTCGCTATGCGGAATACCGATATGGTATCGTCCGACAAGATCCGTGACCTCCACGTTATAGGTTTTCGAGGAGCCGTCCTGTGGATCCCAGACGACCGCGGCGTCCGCTTGATAGAGGTTATCGAGCGCATCGAATTGATCGCAACTCATATAATCCCAGGAGAGTTCCACCTCGACGCCAGAGACGAAAAGGCCCCAGGAAAAAAAGGCCACGCTCGAATAAGTCTGTTGTGTGGCGCAGCTTTTCTTCTTGCCGATGACGTCGCCCAGGTCCGATGGATTGGACGCGAAGGTATAGGCGCCGAGGATCATGTTTGCCATTAGGTATGTCTCCGCAGGGTCTCTTCAACGGTGCGTTCGATGTTACGGCGCAGATCGGAGGTGAGACTTTTGTTTCCTCCCTGGACAGTGACGGGGACGCTAATGTTCGTACCGCCGCCGCGGAGTGTCGTTCCCAGGGCTTTCATCTGGCCAGCGGTGAAGACTCCTTCGCCGTTTTGCAGAACGGCCAGGCGCTCATTAGGACCGATGCCGCTATGGTAGCGGGGAAGAAAGGCAGGCCGTGCAATGGAGATACTGGCGGAGCGTCCCTCCTGGCCGACGATGCCGCCGGAATGAAAAAAACCCATGCCCAACATACCGGCCAGGGGCCCGGTGACATATGAGCGGATCGCAATTCGCAAGAGGTCGCTGACGATGGAATCGACCAAATCGCTAAAGCTAAGTTTCCCGGTTTTGCAAAAATCGACAAGGGAATCTTCCAACTGGTTCAACGCGCCACTAATCGCGTCGTAGATCTGCTTTCCGGTATCTTTGGCGGAGTTGGCGTAATCCTGTAGTGACAGTTTTGCGGCGCCCAGCGGGTCCTTCATCTGAAGTTCACGAGTCAGACCAGCCAGGGATCCCTTCGTCTGGGTTATTGCCGCCTGCTGCGCGAGCCATCCGGCTGGATCTTTGAGTTTGTCGATCTGGGTTAGATACGCCTCTTGAATTTCAACCAACTCCTCCTGCAGCCGGATCCGCTCTTCGAGTGTGTCGATATGCGACTTTCCCAATTTCTCCGCCAGATCCAGCTCTGCGAGCTGATTATTGATCTCGGCTTCGCGGGAGGCCTTCGCCGCCTCCGCTTTTACTTTGGCCTTTGTCTTTCCCAGGGCGATATCAATGGCGATGATCTTTTTTGCATAGGCGTCATAATCGATCACACCGGCATCCCAGGATTCGACGGCGATAATCCGCTGTTGTTCAGCGGTGTCGTCCGCCTGCATCAATCGTTTATCAAGCTCGGAGGCCTCGGCTTCTGTCAACTGGCGATTCAGGTCTAATATTTTTTTATTCTGTTCGCGCTGGTCGGCGTAGTAATCTTCATAGGTTTTTTTACGGGCCTCTTTGATGGCGGTTGCCCTTCCCGTGCTTTCCCATTCGTCGATCTTCGTGCCCGCCTCCTTCTTTTTTCCGGGAGATAGTTTTTCCGGTATGCCTGCGCGCATATCCTGAGCCTTCTTGGCGATATCGATCAGCTTCTGATCGAGCGCATTCAGCTCGATTTTGTCGATATCAGCTTGGATTTCACGCAGGGTCTTGGCCCAGGTGTCTTGGGCTTTCTGGGCCTCCTTGACGCCTTCGTTGTCAACCGGGATGAAACGCTTTCCGGGCTTCATCTTTGAGACGGTTTTGTCGATGCCATCGAAGGACGCCATCGCTTTGTAGTTTTTATCCGCCATGACAATAGCGGCATCACCGGCTTCCTTGGCNTTTTTCGTGCCGGACTTTAGTGCGTTGCTGATAGTGTCGAGGCCTTTGCCGATCTTATCCAGTCCGACAAAATGCGAGACAGAGGCCATGCCGCCGACGATCAGGCCCCAGCCTTCCAGGATCTTCTCGACCATTTTCCAAAAACCTGCGCCCGCCATGCTGAATACAAATAGGAGTGTCTCGTAAATTTTCAGCAGCCAGAATCCGATCGTTTCGGCAAGGTCCTGCATCTGATTTTTGAACCGGGAGAGCCTTCCGGAATAGGTTTCAAGGTCCGCCTGGGCGGCACCGCCAAAGCGATCGTTGAGCTGCGTCATCGCGGCGGCGAATTTTTCAGACTTGGAGAGGCTTTGATCTACAACAACGCCATAACGTTTCAGCCTCTCTGTATTCCCGATATAGGCTTTGCCGATCAGTTCTCCGGCAGCGTCGATGCTCATGCCTTCGGTACGCTTTGCCGTCGCAAAATCCAGGATAGTCGCAGTCGCCGCCTTCACTTCTTTGTTGGTCATACCGTAGGTTTTGAGGTTGGCCATCATGGAGATAACCTGATCGTCCTCGTAGCGGGTCGTCTCCTGGATCTGCTTGGCGTAGTTCTCAAGCTCTTCGTAGGCCTCTTTCGTGTAATCGCCCTGGTTGCGCATGGCGACGGCGAGTTTCATGGCAGCGTCTTCTGATTCCATATAAGCGTCGGTGAAGTAACGCGCCTGGTTTATGACTTCCTTGAGAGCGTATATACCGGCAGCGATCCCGGCAGTGAAGATAGCCCAATGCGACTTGCTGTCGGTGCCGAGCTTCTTCGTTTCGTCGTTGACCTTGCCGATATGGCCTTTGAGGTCGGCGAGCTTGGCGTTGATGTCTGCAACGTCGCCGCGGATCTGGATGAGGACTTGATTGTCGGACATGGTTTATTCCCTCACCTCAATTTTTTTGATGCACGTTGCACAGTCTTTTTTCCCTTTATAGACCTGTTTGCAGACCTGGCAGAATTTCTCCTCAGGAGACTGTTTTTTGCCGAACGTCGCAAGACCCTCCAGGATACCGAGGATGCTTTCGCGCAACATGACCTCGCGACCGCGATATTTTAGCCAGTCTTCGCACTCTCTGAGGGTATATCCCCAGAGGATGGCGTCCCGCTTTGTAATGTCTCCGCCGGCGAGGATAATGACTGCCTCGTCAATCCAGGCTCCAGGGTCTTCATCTTTTGTTTTAGTATCGCAATCATCTCTCCGAGCTTCTTTAAGATCAAAGAAGTCGGATTCAATGCGAAAAAATCATCGATGATCCCGATGATGGTTTCTATTTCGATTGTCCATTTCAAATCGGCGGCCAGCGATGCAATGTCTTTATCTTTTGGAAAGCAGCCTTTCTCGGTGATAACGACGGCGATCACCGCATAGAGCTGATCGCCCAGGACATCGATGAGCGTGTCAATTCGTAAATCTTCAGGGAAAGCGATACCCTTCATCAACCGCACGATCTGCTGAGTCTGCCCTCCAACGAGCGGCTTCTGGACATAGGTCTTTCCGTCTATCGTGTATTCCTTCATTTTACAGATCGGCCTCCGCGTTCAAGAGTTCCATCCACAGGGCGCTGACTCCGGCGCCGTTGTCGTAATATGCTTCGAAAGAGAGATCCAGAACTACGCCTGTCGGGCCGCTGATGACGGGAGAATCCTGTTTGAAGATCATCTCGTCCATGTGGATGGTGAGCTTCTCGTTGCCGGCAGTGCCCGCGCCGGTGCCCTTGGTCAGGGTGATAACGAGCGCCGTCTCGGTGTTATTGACGCCTTTGTTGTAAAGCGTCGTATCCTCAAACAAGGCTGTCAGCTTGCCGGTCACTTTGGCTTTTCCGCTCGGCATGGAATAGCGCTCGCCAGTGCCGTCCAGGACAAAGACGCTGCCGTCAAGATTGTTTTCCAGCGTGAAGTTTATTGCGGTCGCCGTGCCCAGGGCGGTGACACCCTCGGTTATGGTGATATCAAAGCCTTCAAACTGAATGTGTCCGTAATCCACGGGATCGCTGTCATAGGGCAGGGTGTCGATCGTCTCTTTCGCGCCCATGATGCCGATGCTGCCCGTAATAGCGCCCTCCGGCTTGATGTCCATAGAGAGCGAGTTGATCCGGCAGCCGTTATAGCGGAAGTATTGAGCAATATCTGTAAATCCCTTCTCAATGATGAGGGCGGTCGGGAGCGTCCCGATCGTAAAGGTGTGCGTATAGGGTGCGCCCGCGCCGGCTACGCTGTAACTTCCCAGGGCGTGCTTCAAGATCCGCTGCATATAGGGGTTGTATTCGATCTGGATGTCGCCGGCTACCTCCTTATTGCCGCGGCTGGGGCGCTGCGGCTGCCGGGAACTGCGGATCACGTTCGAGGAGATGAGGTTTTTGGAAACTTTCAGACCCTCGGAAATAAAGGGCAAGATGAGTGCTTCGCCGGACAGGCCGACGATCCCGTCGATGTAGAAGTCCATGGCGGCCTTATCGACGGCCAGTTTAAGGCCGATCGAGATAATGGCCGTGCAGGATGCCGGCGCCACCATGGCGACTTTGCAGTATTGCCAGGTATCGACGGTCGGAACGGCGGGAACATCGAGCGTCTCCAGGGGACTGGCGCACTGAGCCGTTTCGTCGAGCAGGACTTGGATATCGCCGGCAGAGAGAACGACGCTGGACCGGACCCAGAAGGCGAGGTACTTATAGAGACTCAGGTCCTTTGCCGCGAAACTGTCGGTACAGATGATGTCGCCGGCGCTCATGGGGGCGGCGATGGCTGCCTTGCAGGATTTCGTGCCGACCTTAAAGACGGCGGCGTCTGCCGTGACGGTGGCGTCGCCATCGACAAGTTCATCCCAGGCGGCTTCGCAGGTGTGAATTTCAAGCGAGGGAGTAGATTTGAAGGTCAACTCCTCGCCTATTAAAATCTGTCCTTCTGATCCTTGTGCTTGCATTTTCGTTGACCTCCGTTTATGGGGTTTTTGTCACGCGCTCGTAAGCTACGAGCGATAGTTCCGCTGTGTGATATAGATCCGCCGTTTTCTCATCCTGGCCGATGAGGATAAAGGAGATCGACTCGATCTGGATTTGATCGTGACGAATCGCCGTTCCATTCAGGGTAGGTTTTGACTTGATCACGTCAAAGATGGCGTCACAGATGGCTTGTAACGTAATCTCCGATGCTGCGGTGTCGTCCATTTCATAAAGACCGGAAATATGAAAGTTATGATCTCGCTCGATGAGACCGAATGGGCCTAATGTGATAGGCTTTGAGGGGGTTGTTGACCGAGAGATTGTCCAGCCGTTGACTATGCCGGAGGTATTCGTCATTATTTTAAGCAAATCCCCTGCGGATCGAGGATAGCGGACGTAATTATGGACGACGCCGATGCCGGAGACGCTTTCGAGGATGGTTTTGATCTGTGCTCGGATTAAAGATTCACTCAATTTGCCAATCCTTTTCGATTTGTTCTTTGCTTTTTCCGGTCAGATAACGATAGATGTTTCGCTGGGTTTTTTCCTGTACGTTTTTGATGATTTGATCGCGTTCCCTCTGGAATATCTGCGCAATAATGGGCCGCGGCGGCACTCTAAGCTGGGTTGTGCCCTTCGCCAATGGCATCCCAACGGCGAAATGGAAGCGGCGGCTACGCGGCGTGATATTGATGTTAAATCCCTGGGCGTGCATCCTAAAGAGCCCCTCCCATTTCGGATCCGATAATGGTCCAATCGTGGTGGTTTTCATGGAATCGTCATAGCGGTAGCGAATGGATCCGGCAAGCCGGGCGAGAGGTTTCACATGGGCTTCTATTTCGTGATGCTTTCCTTCAGGTTCCCGTCTTTTTCTGACTTTGACTCCTCTTTCAATTCTGAGATTTCTTGTCCGTTCTCTTCTCACTGCTCCTTGTATCCATGACGTGTGTGGAGAGAGCGGCGGAATATGGAGACCATAAAGGCGCTGGAACATCATCGCCCTCTTGATCACGATACGCATCCGGCTTCCTTCGGATCTAAGCGCTGAGGCGATGGCTTTATCGGAGTATTGCGGGAATCGAGCGGTGAGTTCCTGCCATGACTCTAAACTGAATTCGCCATGCTTGGTCCCGATATAGAATTCCATTGATGATCCCTCAAAAAACCCTGGATTCCGGATCGAGTCCGGAATGACAAAATATTTATGAAACCTTATTGATATCGCAGATCCATTCCAGACTGTCGGCATTGAGATCCGCGCCGATGACCATCCATGTCGCTCCCCCGATAGTCACTTCATCTTTCTTATGCGACTGCGCTATTTCAGATACCCGAACTCGCAGGGTCGCCCGTATGCCGTAACTATCCGCGCCCTTATGTGAATCGCCCGCGCCATAGTTGATGATTGCCTGGATCGTCTTTGCGGGCGTCGCATCGGCCGGCGTGTAGGTGACGGATTCGGCGAATTCGTCATAGAGTTCATCGGTCATTATGGCAACATCTTCCGCGAGCGTGGTCATCTCGAAAACTCCATTTTTATGACAGCAACCTTGCCTCGGCGGCTCGGCGCAATACAAGACCGGGTAGAATTCTTCCGCCGCCGCGGACCCAGCGTTTCAATTCGCGGATCGCTTCCGGCCAGTTGCGCTGGTTAATCCGGCGGCGCAGTGTCGAGGACTGAAGACGTCCGCCGCCCAGATTGAACGTGAAATCGATAATCGCGCCCTGCCGCGTCTCAGCCTCTATGAGAAGGGCGGGGCATAATCGAAACGTCGATCGCTTGGCCGCCGAAAGATCGTTCGCCAATTCCTTGCGGGCCTCATTGGGCGGCAAGGAACGGATCTCCTCTCCCGGCTTGAAGGCGTGGCCGTAACCGGCAGTAAGGATCCCCGCCGGGCAGTAATACGGTTTCTCCCGGTATCCTTCAAATTGCATGGCAAGCTGCTCGGCGTACCGGTTCATACTTTCGCCTTGTCAAAGACGCGGTTCAGAAAGAAAAAGTGGATGATCCCGGATGCAATCGCCTTTTCGTCAGGACCGAAACATTTCAGGAGCGCCTCGGAAGGGGCAGTTCCCGAATTGATGGTTATAAGGAAGACCGCGACGATGGTCGCCGGGTACAGCAGGATGACCCACTGGAAGGCGATCAGGGGCCGCATGAGGGCGTTGAAGCCGTCGATCCACTTGACGCCGGTGGGCTGCGCCTGCGCCGCGATCGCCGATTTGAGCGCCTCTAAATAGCCGGTATTCCATTCGCCCTGATTCTGCGCTCCGATTTCGGCCATCTTCTGGTTGCCCTGGAGCTTCGTGAACTCCAATTGTTTGTCTTGCATGTCAAGCTCGTGCTTGCGCTCGTCTTTGCTATCCAACCATTTCAGGAGTTCCGGGATGCACCGGAATACTCCACCCAATAATCCACCGAGTAATGTCTCAAGCACCTTTGCACCTCCCGCAATTTATCTCTTCAATAGCGATTTGACATCGGCTGATATCTCCTTCAGCCACCCCTCATGGCGTTTCTGTCCTTCTTCAATCCCATCCAGGCAGGCGACAACACCGGAATGATCCAAACAATGCTTGCCGGCAAAAACACCGTTTACGCTGTCTCCATTGTCATTTTTAGGAGGATATTTAATTTCACAGACCTTATAAAATGCAGCCAATATCCCGGCGACTCCGCTTCCTATGGCGATTCCAGATCCGATGTCCATCTTGCGGTGCCCCTTTCTTTTGTGATGACCTTGAGCCAAAATTTGCCGGGTGCGCCCCGTGAAAGGTCGAAGCGCACCCGTTGCCTTTAGGAGGCAGCGCTCGAAACTTTGACGAGGACGGCCGGACGCTTGCAGATCGGGAGCGGGTTGCTCTGGGTATGCACTTCGATGCCCCGTCCGAATTTCTTCATTTCCTGTTTGGCGTAGAGTTCTATGCCGAGCGTGCCGACGGTCTCGACGAAATCGGCCGGGGATAGAATCGTCTTGAAGGTGTTTTGTGTTCCCATGGGGAAAGCATGGCCTTCTCCGGAGGCGATGAACCTGCGGCTGGCTCCGTTCATATCGGTAGCGACGCCTCGGTATTCCTCAAAAGCAATGCCGCCGAGCCGGAAATCCTTGCGCGGATCGCCGCCCAAGACGTTGACGGCCGCCACGTGCCCCGTGTAGAGTGCCTTGACGCTGGTGTGGGCGATGAGAGCGTCGAAGAATTCGGCGGAGACGAGGCATTTAACTTCGGTCATGACTTCGCCCATGAGGTTGTCTTCGATGTGGCGGACGACCTCGCGGCATTTTGAGGGCACGTCGGTGGCAGTGTTACTGAGGGCGAAAAAGACCGTCTTGGCGGTTATCCCGAACTCGGTGTAGAGGTTGTAGAGTATGGAGGCGTCGGCATCGAGGATGATGCCTTTCAGGGCGCCGATCCGGAGGTGCTCCAGGGTGATGGCATGTTTGTTGCGCATGGCCTGGAGGTGGTTGCTCATGATCTGGGCAAGAGACGCCTCGACGTTGCTCTCTCCGAAGGCCCGGATGCCCTGATATTCCTCTGGGCGAATATCGTCGTCGTGCGGAATGTGCGGAACGGTGAAGGACCGCACCGTCCTCTTTCCCATCTTGTTCTGCGTGCCCGGAGAGCCCGGCGGCAGAGTGGGGAGCAGATTCAATATTCCGTTATATTCCTCGACGACAATCGAGCGGGTAGTGACCGGCTCGCCGATGAAGATTCCGAGTTCCCTGATTCTTCCGTAGTTGTTCGGCAGGATGTTGATGGCCTGCGTCATCGACACCATATTAAAGGCATCGCTGTTTTCAAATGGATTCAGCATCAAATCTGACATTGTATCTTCTCCTTCCCGGTTTCCCGTGATTAATGGTTTGCTGGTTGCTGTCGCCCTTCGACGAGCTCAGGGTGACAAGCTATACACTTAGGCCTGGCTGACCGGGACAATTCCGAAGGTCTTCAACTTCGCCATGGCCGCGACCTTCTGGTCGGTCGTCGGGGCTGGAGAGGTTGCCCATACCAGGTTTGCTTCGATGATCTGGGCATCGCGGACGATGGCTACAGCGGCCTTGTCGGCCAGGGAGGCGTCGCAATCGGCAGTCAGGATGCCATAGGCGTCTGCGGAACCATTGACGGCATCGACGTTGACGGCGACGACTTTCCCGGAACCGGCAGGAACGGCGATGGTGAACGTATCGCCGGCGGCAAAGTCGGGATCTCCATCGTTGATCGTGAAATTGATCTGATCGTTCGTGTAGGCGGAACCGACGACGGCGTCCGGCAGGGCATTGCCATCGGGGTCTTTGACGCTGAAAAGGCCGCCGCCCGCTACGACATGAACGCATGTCAGGGTATAGGTTCCGACTTTGACCTTCTTTCCGGCGGTGACGCCTGTGCAGGTTCCGGCGCCGGTGTTGGTTCCGGCGGTTCCGGTCGATGGGCACGTTCCGGCGGTAATCTTGCCGAGGACGGCGCCGACGGCGAGATTCTGCCCGGAGAGGACCGTCACGATTTCGCGGGAAAAGCGATTCTCCTGTTCAAATTTGAGGATGTCATTGAGTCTGTTGGATTCTGTAATGCTCATTTTATGCTCCTTTCCAGCCCGTGGTGCGAGCTGCCAATTTAATTGCTTGACGGTTCAAACCCCTGGATTCCGGATCGAGTCCGGAATGACAAAAAGAAAAGGGTTTATTTCTGTTTCGGTTTTCCTGCGTCCGCCCGCTTTCTCGCTTCGGCGAGCAGGGGGTTGACTTCGCCCGTACTCAGTGCACCGACGGTGCTGCGGATCTGGGTTTTGTTGGCTGCGGCGGCTTTCTCTTCCAATACTTTCGTTCGGGCTTCGTCCGGGGTTGCGCCTTTCTTAATGAGAGATGAGGCCATTTTTATGTCCATGCCGCCCAGGGCGCAAATATCAAGGATTGACTCGACGGCCTGCAGGGTGGACGCTTTCGCTTCAGTTCTGGCCTTGTCCAGATCGGCAGGCGTTGCGGATGAGCCTTCGACGGGCTTCGGGACGTAGCCGAGCGCGCCGAGGACGGTCCGGACTTCGTCTGTGGGGACGTCGGCGATGGCGGTATTGAGCTTTCCGGCCAGGGCCTGCGTCTCGGATTCCGTCAAGCCTCCGGTCTGAAGGCCCTGAAAGAATGTTTTTAAATTTTCCCAAAAATTCATGCTTTGACTTCCTCCTTTTGGATTGGATTTTTTGACGATTTCGGCAAGCGCCTTGTCGCTGGACATGATGGCGTCGGCAAGGCCGGCGTTTACTGCTTTCTTTCCGTTATAAATAGCGGCCTGTGTCGCTTTGACTGCGTCGGCGCTCATTCCGCGATTGCGGGCTATGGTCTGTGCGAACAGGTCGTAGGTCTCGTTTACGCCTTGCTGGGCGATGGCTTTTGCGTCATCGGAAAGCGGTTCGTGGGGCGTGAAGTCGTTTTTGCGATCTCCGGCAAAGATGGCGGTGTATTTCAGGCCGATGGTTTCTTCCCATTTGCTTTGCTCGACGTGGACGCAAATGACGCCTATTGATCCAAGGCTTCCGGTACGCGGGAGATATATTCTTTCGGCGGCTGAGGCGAGGGCATATCCTGCGGAATAGGCATACTCGTTGGCTACGGCATAGATGGGCTTGATGTTGC